GTCATACGATGCGAATAGCGCATCAACTTTAGAAGATTGATTAGTCATTGTATTGTATATTAAATTGGTTTAGTCGCTGGGTGCGGAGTCGAACCGCAATGCTTTTCACATCAGTTAGATTTCACATAGGTAATCCGCTCAACCATGAGCTGCACAACCCAGCGTAGTAGCCATATTTCAAAGAACGACCCTCTTAACGTCCGTCGAGTATTGGACGAGCTGCTTTGCTTCGTTATCATCGTCGGTGCGATGAGCTGGAAGCGAAGGCGCAACTACATGCCTTCGAGCACTTAATGACTGGAAGAGGATAGGTACAACGTATCGTATCTCCCAGCTGCAAGCTTCATTTCAATAACGTGGGTGCTTCGCTGCTCCACCTCAACCGCGCTCGATTGATAGCCCAAATGTAGTTGAATTAATTCACCATACAACGCTATTAGATAAATTTATTTCATATAAATTGTAACAGAGTGGTATTGTGATAGTTACAGGAATGCGAAAACACGATTTTCGTTTTAACCGAAGATCGCCCTGTGGGTGAAGGCAATATACATTTGGGCAATCGAACGTCGATTTTTGACGCCTTAAAACGTTACTTGGACTTATTCCAAATAAGGCGAAAAGTTGCTCCAGAAAAAGTTTTATGTGATAGGCAGAAAAAAGTTGGAAAGTCGATCCAGATTGCTGATACGAAAAAAAAGTTGGATTGAAGCTGGAGATTGGTGAAAGAAAAAAAAAGTTGCGTATTCGATTTAGATGTATGAATACTTCCCATAGTTAGGACGAAGCTCGAAATACATCCGCATCATTATCGCATCAGCGTAGTCGGGTGATACGCCATGCATACGATGGATCTCTTCTTTGGATATGACTGCGAGCTTGCCGTCCGCATCTGGGTTGCGTCTTCGTATCATGTCCAATTCTTTCATCACGACATCCCTGTGCTTAATAGGGAAAAGCACCTTGCAATCTTCTATGTACTCTGCCAGCTTGAAGTAGCATTCAGCTTTCAAGTTAACATACCGATCTGGTTTCGTAGCTCGTGAACCATTCATAAAACCACGACATCCAGTAATACCATCAACCGCACCACCTCCAACACCATCTTCATCGATGACTATATTACCAGCACGAATGCCGCGCTCTGCTTGAAGTTGCTTAATCTTTGCAGTGATTTCGTTTATCCTTTGCTTTCGCATTTCAATTATCTCAATCAGCTGGAGTCCACGCCATACGCAGATGATGGTGCGGTCTTTACCAAGACGAGCAATGTCAGCGGTGATGAATAGCTCACCACTAAACGATTCGGTACGGAAGCACTTGATAAGGTTATCAGTATTGAATAGCTGGTCGATCGACTCGTCGTAGTCCCAATCACCTTCAAGCAATCTCTTTCGGTCTTCCTCTGGTAGCAGCGATAACGTTTTGAGGTATGAAGCTGGAAGGTGCTTGTTATCGTGTGCTTTCGACTGGATGAATGCAAGATGAGAAGGCAAGTTCCCTTCTTTCCATGGATGGTAGAATTCGTTATACAGCCATCCCTTGTGCGGATTACAAGTCAATAGTCCTTTCGGTGCGAGGTTGAATTCTCGCAGCTTAAAACGAACGCGCGACATAAGTATATCAATCGCCTTCTTGGACACTTGTGATGCCTCGTCGCAGAAGAAGTCTGTTAATTCGTATGATCCAAGCGACTCGAAATTTGGATCGGAAGGCATTGCGAATAAGTCCTTCAGTATTATTTCACTTCCATTCTGGAATGTAATAGTCTTCGAGTTTGCGTTGTACTCGAAATGCTTTTCAGCTTTCAACCCATGTAGCGCAGCCACTTCAAAGAAAGTGTTGAGTGTGGTCTTCTTAAGCGCATCGAGTTCACTTCGTGCGATAAGACCACGTGTACGTGGGTATTTCAAGCGACGATGAATTTGCCACACGCATCCTGTAAACGACTTTGATCCACCAGCAGCTCCACCGAATAGTACTAACTCGGCTGGCGAATCAATCGACAGAGCATGTAAGCATTCAACTTGCTTTGGAAGAAACTCGATCACTATTAGAATGGAAGATCGCCATCGTCTTGCTGGCTTGAATTAGAATACGTCTTTGGTTTCATCTCACTAATTTGGATCGAAAGAAACTTCCCTTTCTTTCCCTCTTTCAACCAACCCGACATCCGCATCTCTACTCCGTTAATCATTACGGATCCTGTGTAGTCTGGGTGCTTGTCTCCTTTCTTGTTTTCATTACGGAATAACGAACCGCATAGGTCTTTCAACTGGTATTTGCTCATGGTATTACAATTACATTTACTATTACATTACGATTTATTGCCAACGAGTAATTCCGATAATGGAATACCAGTTAGTTCGGCAATCTTTACCCAATGCTTTAGTCGTATAACATTAGGATCAAGACACCAGTTATACACCGTCCATCGGGAAACACCGATGTCACGTGCGAATTCTGCCTTTGATTTATATCGCGATGTTATTATTTCGGATAGTGTATTATTCATCACTTGTATTACATTTGTCAAATGTATGTAGTTTTTTTTCTACATGAGTGAAAAAAAAAACATTGAATACTGAATTGAATAAGCACATGAATCGCTGGCGATTACATGCACGCGGTCTTATGAAAGACGAAGTGCGTGGCGACGACTTGCTTTCCGAAACATTGCTGAAGGTGGTAGAGAATCAAAGCGCAAAGCTGGAGCAGATCGCAGTCGAAGGAAACTTGTACGCCTACGTAAACCGCGCGATGTACTTGATGGCAAGCGACTCATCCAGTCGATACCATATTAAGTACAGAAGACACGAAGAAGAATTAAACGAACGCCATGTTACCAACGACGAAGGAGAAACAACGTGGATCGGATCGCGCATTGATAACGAATACCTTGACTCTTACATTTCGTTAATGCCAGAGCTGGAAGCGATCATGCTTCGACTTTATATCATGGACGGATTCAGTTATAGTGAAGTAAGCAAACAAACCAACATACCAGTACGAGTGCTCTACAAGATAGTAGAGGTCGCACTTAATAAACTCCGACGCAATGTTAAGACTACGAGTACCTCCCCAAATTAGTACGCAGCGCATGAATCATTGTCTGGCGTGTAAGTATTTCAAGCACCAGACTAAATCGTGCGGTACGCTATTCATTGGTGGGAAGATTGATCCAGAAGAAGAACAGGAGATCAAGAAACAGAATACGCTGCGATACAAAAAGAAACGCATCACGTTATGTGGATGCAAGATGCCAATCAAAGTACACCTCGCATTTGCGCAGTGCCCGATCAACAAGTGGAGTGCTTACTATCTCCATCCAGAAGAGATCACAGAGCTGCGCGCGTTTATGAGTACCATACCACGCACAGGGAAGATACCAAGTCAAGATGTGGACAGGATATACGATTGGTTGTATCGCATTACCAAACAGAAGCAACCTCGCTGCGGTGATTGTCTTAAGTACCTAATACATGAAATCAATTCAAATCTAAAGAGCAATGAAATCAATTACGAAGAAGCTGGAAGAGATCAAGATGAATCCCAGCAATCCCAGAGTGATCAAGGACGAGAAGTTTCGCCAACTGGTGAAGTCGATCAAGGAGTTTCCAGAGATGCTGGAAGTCCGACCAATAGTGGTGAATAGCGACATGATTGTTTTGGGTGGTAATATGCGATTAAAAGCATGTACTGAAGCTGGGCTGAAGGAAGTACCAGTCATTGTAGCAGAGTTCGATGAAACGAAGCAGAGTGAGTTTATCATCAAAGACAATATCGGTTACGGAGAATGGAACTGGGACATGCTTGCCAATACGTTCGAGCCGCAGCAGCTACACGACTGGGGTCTTGATGTCTGGGTACCACAAACGGATGTTAACCTTGATGAGTTCTTCAATGAGAATGTCGAGAAGGATGAAGAGAGCACAACCAAGATCATCCTTGACTATACGCAAGACGAGTACGACGAGATGATAGAAAAGTTATCGTCGATGTCTGGCTCTAAAGAATCAATCATCTACAAACTGGTAATGGAATGCGCACGAATGTAATCGTAAAGTTTGACATGGATGGTTTTCACTACTATCCAAATGCACCACAGGAGGTGCGGTTCTTACAGAATCCACATCGACATACGTTTGCTATTACTGCTGCGTTTCGAGTAACCGATCTCAATCGCGAGATTGAAATCTTTATCATGCGAAATAAGATGCAGCAGTTTCTTGCTGGGCAATACGGCAACCCTTGTCATTTCGGATCAATGAGCTGCGAGATGATTGCTGCGGTACTCGTTGATAAGTTTATGGACTACGGACTCGACTACGTTGAAGTCTGGGAAGAAGCTACAGGAGGGGCGCGCATCGAACTATGATTGTTTCCAATCAAACGAACGTTAAAGTGCACTTCGCTGGTCTTGAGCACATGAACTTTGCTCGAGTACTGCATGAGTGTAGTGGTGTGAAATACTCACTATTTACGGTGTTTCCATTCGTTGCCCAGAGCTTAAACATTAAACCACTAACTAACGGATGCACCGAACCAGAGATCGGGCAATACCTTGCCAAGCATAGTCGCCACTCGATCATGGACTCGGGATTGTTTACTCTCATGTTTGGTGCTCATGCTGGAAAGCGAAGCGAAAAAGAAATCGATACGTGGTACCATGCTCTGGTAAACTTTGTGCAGCAGTATGGAGTTAAGTCTACATGCGTAGAGGTTGATTGCCAGAAAATACTTGGCGTTGAAAAGGCGTGGTATTACAGGGAAAAAATGCGCAACGACCTTCCCAACAACCGACAGATCAATGTCTTCCACAAAGAAGATGGTCAGCGAGGTCTTGATAGGTTAATTGAATTCACAGACTACATAGCAGTATCAGTTCCAGAGCTGCGATCACTCGGACAGAAAAGACATACGGAGAAGATTGTCCACTATATCAAGAATAAGAAACCGACGATTGACATCCACTTGCTTGGTTGCACAGAGAAGAAACTACTGGAGTCGCTTAACTTCTGTAGTAGTGCGGACTCTACGAGCTGGCAACAAGTGAATCGTTATGGTCAACTTAAGTTCAATGACGGACATAAGACTCATTCAAAGCACGTAAGCCAATTCAACCTCGATGCTATGCGCGATAAGTACTACGACCAAGTGGGAAAGATCATTGCGTGTTGGCATGAGGTAACAGATAAGCGTCTTCAATACTACTCACGTTATGCTCTGGCTGCGGAGCTTGCGGTTAAACAATACGAGATCCATGCTGGTAGACAAGATTGATAAGAAACAAGCCATGCGAGTAATCGCCTACATGATAGCGATCGTACTTGCTAACCTTCTGGTACTATATCTCGGTGCTCTGGGATTGGTGTTTACTGCGTTGTTCCTCATTCCGTTTGACTTTGTGCTGCGATGCACTTTCCACGAATCGTTAAAGGGATGGAGATTGATACTCTTCTTCTTTGTGTTGGTATGCGTGGCTTCCATGATCACTTATGGAATCAATGCAAATGCAAAGGCGATCGCGCTTGGATCAGTAGGTGGTCTTGTGAGTGCAACGATTGCCAGCTCCATCTTCTATCAACTAAACATCAAACGCAAAGCAATAGTGAAGGTGAATGGAAGCGACATCGTAGCAATCGTCTGCGATACTATTGTGTTTCAACTACTTGCATTTGGTGTAGTAGATTGGAACGTAACCGCTGGACAAGTATTGATGAAAGCTGCTGGTGGTTTCTTCTGGTATTGGATTCTATTCGTTAAGTACCCAAACAAATTCACTTAATATGCAACTGACTGAAAGAGGTGATCGAATTATCATCGACAAGAAGTACAAGATGTATGCTGCTCATCGCAACAAAGCAGCTGGAGTAAAGTGTGGACGCATTCATGGACACACGTATTGGATAACCTTTGGAATGCGCTTCAATAGTAGTGGAGATGTCGCCATGTTATTTCAAGACATCGACTCAGTACTCGAGCCGTTAGTAAATCAATTCGACCACTACTTACTGCTAAGGAATGACGACATTCTGGTGGACGTATTGCGTGACGCTGGAGAAACGTTCCGCATCCTTCCATTTGAAACCTCTGCCGAAAACCTTGCGAGGTACTTCTTCCATGAAGCAGAGGAACACATACCAGAGATCTTCCGCGTATCAGTAAAGGAAACACAATCATCAAACGTAACATATCAACCCTATGAAAAAGCTATCAGTAAGTGAAGCATTCGTATCAATTCAAGGTGAAGGCAAGACGATGGGAAGGCGATCGGTCTTTCTGCGATTGGCTGGCTGCAACCTAATGTGTGGAGGACAGGGTACTCAATTCGATAACGAGCTTCATTCTGGAGCAGAGTGGAGATGCGATACCATAGAAGTGTGGATGAAAGGAAAAGCAAAAGCATTCAACGACATCTTGGATAAGGAGATGCTTGATCAACTCATTGATGGCGCGCATCTTATTATCACAGGCGGTGAACCTTTACTACAACAAGATGCCATCTGCGACTTTCTGGAGTCGTTAGACATGCCTGTTTTCGTGGAGATTGAAACCAATGGTACTATCATGCCGAACACCTACTTAATCGAACGAGTAAACCAATGGAACGTCTCACCTAAACTAACCAGCTCTGGCAACGGCAAGCTGGGAATCAACTACGACGTACTCGAGATGTTTAACGAATGGTCTCCAGAGAAGGTGCAATTCAAATTCGTGGTTGCCAACGAGAAGGACATCGACGAGATTGAAGAGCTTGATCTTGATCCACA